AGTTAAAAATCCAGCTTCCAAAGTTTGGAGGAGTAGGGAAAGTATTAAGGTTTACATATTCAACATTTACCACATTCGTACCTACTGCGTTAGGAATGTCAGTAGTACAAGAAGTGCCAAGAGGATTGAAAGTTATATCTATTGGCTCAGAAGTAAAGTTTGGATTGTTGCTGTTTTTCCACCAAGTATAAGACTTCTTAAAACGCTGGTCTGTTAAAAAGTTACCTTCAAAAGTTACGTTAAAACTGTCTTCTATAATCTCCATTATTTTAGCATCACTAACAGCTGGGAATAGCTCTTGGTAGTTTACCGCTTGAGCTTGTTCGTCAATACCACTACCATCGTTATAAGTCCAAATCCTATCCGAGCTAATTAAAGGAAAACGTATATCTCTAAATGTAGGGTCTGTGATTGAATCTTGAACGTCTGATCCGCTGTAATTTTGTGAGATACTAGAATAGTCCAAATCTCTGAGCTTTGCCTCTCCTATGACATCTTTAAGAGTAACGACATCACCATAAAAAGTAACCTTGTACGATTCTATTTGGTTGTTCTTTATGGTTGTACCTTCAAGCTGTAACTTACCCTTTCTAAACTTATTGAAATCTATCTCTATTCTAGCATCTACTCTCGTATTTGCGTCAAAGCTATCGTTATCATTATTGTAGTAGAATCCAAATATCTCGTTATTGTTGTCACTCGCTGGAAGTGTAAAGCTCTGCGAAAAGTCGGTAAACACTTTGGCGATGTCTGCAATATCCTGAACGCTAGACTTAACTACTATCTTCTCATCGTTAAATAAGTCTACTCTTTTATTGTTAACGTATATCTGTACCTTTCTCATTATATATTATAGTTTAAGGTTGGATTCGAGTACTTAAATGAAAGGTTGTAGTTTATGTTTCTGCTGTTTATGTTCTTCTGTAATTCTAAGGACTTCGTGTCTACGTTTACTGGCTTGTCATCTAGTAGAATCTTTTCGCTCAGTAGTAGCTGTTTCATTACCTCGCTGTATGATTCAAACACCCAGCCAGTGTTGACAGTTATTTTATCCATTCCGTTAACGTTAAATACTTGCCTTACATTTCGCTTTACGTTGTAATCAATATCTTCAGGCATTAGGTTGTATTCAGAGTTTGACATTGCAAAGCTCTCTTGAGAAGCCTTAAAGAATACTAGCCTCTGCCACGCTCCAAACTTGTTAACAAAGTCACAGTTTATAGTATCGTATTTGCACTCACTCTGAACGTGAAAATAGTAGGTATTTTGTACTACTGAGTCTCTGATAATCTCCAGCTTGTTTCCAGTTGTTAAATATGATAAATGAACGTAGGGAATATAGCCTACTTCATTGGCTAGTGTTATGGTTGTAGTAGTTCCTCCAGCTGCTAGGTCTGTGTATCTAGCTTGCCAAGTTACGGACTGGTCATCATAGTAGTAAACTCCTCCACTATTACCGACAGAATTAACGTAGTAATCTCCATCTGATAAGAATTGTGTATGCGCTGGATTCGCTCCTTCTGCATGGTATCCGAAACCATCAAAGCAAATAAAGTTGTAATCGAATGAAGCTAGTAGAAGTACTCCGTTACGATATACGTCTACATGACAGTATGCGTACTCGTTTACATTGGCTGCTGTATCTGTTGTTACTTCTACGTAGTTGATATGTTCAATGAAGCCTCTGCAATATGGCGATATATCAAAGTGACATTCTGTAATTATACTGCTGGGTATTGGTTTCTCAAGTATAAAGTTTGGAGTAGCTGGTTGTGAAGCTGGAGAGTTCCATAGGAATATCTCAGCTCTTATGTCATCATTAGCTACACCAGTTGCACTGATTATCTTTGGACTTCTTACGTTTATTGGTTCTGACATTTTTAAGTGTTTAAGGAGCTTTCTATTAGCTCGTCAATATCTAGGTTAAATTTCTGTATAATCTCGTCTGGTAAGTTCTTAAATGCGTTCTCAAATGGTTTAGTAAAAAACATACTTGGAGCGATACCCTTATTATAAATGCTTCGAGATATTAAAGTAGTTAAGCTCTTGTTGCTTATAAACCTACCTTGCTTATCTCTGCCTTGTATTCCTTTTCTTTCTATCCACTTAGAAATCGCTTCTGTTAGTCCTCCTTTTCTACCCGAACCAGTACCAAATCTAAACGGACTCTGTGGAGCTTTTGCGCTTGACTTCTTACCTTGTACTCCCTCATCTACAAACGCTCCGTACTCTTCCATGAAGAAGCTCAAGCTAAACGAGTTCTTGAATACATCTAACTGATAACCTAGTGAGCCATACAAGTTGTTAGTATCTCGCTTACTAGATTTGCTCAGTCTGCTTCTGCTTTCCTTAATTACGTTCTTTGCGAACTTGCTTAGATATTTCTGTACCTCTTGCATTAGCAGATAGTCATATCGTTTTTATACAGTACGTTAAAGCTCAAAGCCCATCCAGCTAGGTAGTTCTCAAAGCGTTCTGTAAATGGTTCAAATGTAGGTTGTCCATCTAGCTGGTACTTATCTCCCCAGATGTCTCCACGCCTTGCTCTTTCCATCAATCTCATTCCTACTGCAAATTGAGTATTGAGTACATCATGTTCGTTATCGTTTCCTACAAATACGTCTTTCGTTTGTTCGTTGTTTATGTCTACGATGTCTGTGAGTATAATAGAAACCGAAAAGCTAACTACTGGGCCTTGATGTAAAACGCTTCCAACCATAATATGCGATAGAGGAAAGATAGTCTGTTTGTTTAGGTCTACTTTAAATATGTCTCCCTCAGATACTGTGTTAACGTTTACGTCCTCTTCTAAGGCGTTTTTAAGTAGTGTTGTTATGTCGTAGAATGCTGTCATCTTTTTAGTGCTTTATTCATTAGGTTTCTTTCTAGTTGGTTTTTCTGTTTTATATAGGTTAGAAAATTAAATGCTTGGGAAGCTCTAATTTTTGTAACATCTCCGAACTTTCCAATATCTCCATCTGCGAGTGCATAGATTGAATGATACCATCCCCATTGTCTGTTGAATTGTGCTTGTTCGCTGTAATCATCTCTTTCAGCTCTTGCTTCAAATAATTGTGAGTAGCTTTCAATAGTTCGTTTCCTAAACGATAAAAAAAAACCAGCGAACCCATCGCAATATTTAACGGCATGAATTTCATTATCTCTGCGTACTCTTCTGTGCCATCGTAATCCCTTACCTCGTACTTGTCTTTATATGTATTGACTACTGGTCTGTAAAGAACTGCCATAGCTTTATGCATCTCTTCCCAGTCTGTTGAGTACTTATCTAAATCTACGTACTCTCCGAAAGTGATAGATTCAAGCGATGGTATAAATCCAAAGTCTACATTCTCAAGTTTAAACCTAATTTGTATATCTTGTTCTACACTAAACAGCATATTCAAATGTTCGCTAATGTCTCTAACATCAGATAGCTTTATATTTGCCACCTCGTTGATTCTAACGCCACATAACGAGCTTACTGTACATTGTGCTAACTCATCGCCTTCGAGTCCCTTAGAAGCGCTTAAAAACGTCTGATACTGTCCTAGAGTTATCTCGCTTAAATCTTCTGGAATTGTTATTGTTGCTTTCATTACTTATAAAACTAAATGTTTCTATTTTGTTATAAACCAAAAAAGCCCCCATTTCTGGAGGCTCTGAAATTAGATACATCATTAAGTAGTGTGCTGCAACCGAATCGTGTGAGGCTATTAGCTACTAGCAATCTGCGACTCGGAAATTTCTTTTACGCTCTTGGGGCTCTTGACGCCGGACTACTCCTACCGACTTTCTTACCTTAATTAATCTATCCTTTTTTATTACTGTTGGTACAAATATAATTACTTTGTTTGTATCTACCAAATTATTAACGAACTTTTTTTCTAGTAAATGAAGTACTTACCTCTATTTGGTTTCTCGAGCTGGTAGGTCACAGCGTATCTGATAGCATCTAAAGCGTGGTTATGGTCGTCAATTGGTGTGTTAGATTTACGCTCTAGCCAACAGTAGTTATTTAGCTCCTTAATTAGCTCTTGAGAATCTGGGCTTATTACTAGGTCGTAATCTTGTAGTATGGTTATTCCATGAGTTACTGAGCCTTGACCTTTCACAGCTGGGATAATGTTTAGTCCTTTCTGCTTTAGTTCTTTTATCAATCGAGGCTCTGCGCTGTCTGCTATAATTAAGCTCGTACCAGCTACCTTTTCATTCACTTGGTGTATTTGGCTTGTGGTTAGGTTTGGCTTGTACAGATGAAGCCTAAGATATATCTTCTTACTTGCTTTGTCTACGTTCGTTTCTACTAGCGTTGTAGGGTCTACTGAGAAGCCGAAATCTTGACCATAAACAGAAGTACCTACTCGCTTAAACTCTCCGACCTCCCAGTTAGAGAATATCACACCTTCAGCTTTCGATAACCAGCCTCCTAGAATTTGGTGCTTATACTTCTCTGATCTTCTCTGTTTAATGTTCTCTACTTGCTTTAAAAAGCTCTCAGATAGATTCTCTAAGTTGTCTAGGTAGGTAGTGTGTATGTATGTAGTATCGTCTTTACTTATGTTGCTTCCCTCTTGAACTCCTCTAGTCTCAAAGAACTTCTGATAGATAAAGTGTTCTTTTGTGGTTGGGTTCATTATCATTATCACT